AGAGACATTATTATTTATATATATTTATTTTTTTTTTCTTTATCAATTTAAAATATTTTTTTAACATATAGATGCCCGACAACCCCAAACCTATTCAAGAATTACAAAATCAAATCGATTTTATAAGGAAGGATATAAACACAATAAAAACCGAGGTTATTTATATCAAAGCCGATTTATCAATTATAAAAGAATATATTACAAAAAAGAAAGAAAAAGAAAACAATTCGTGGTGGTAAATTTAAGTTTATTTTTATTTAATTTTATATTTGTAATAATATAAATATAAAATGAAAGTTCTTGAATTATTTTCGGGAACTGGTTCTGTTGGTAAATGTTGTGAGTCTCTCGGTTGGGATGTTGTATCTGTTGATTTATTATTACCAGCAACTCACGAATGTGATATAATGAAATTTGATTATAAACAATATTCCAAAGATGATTTTGATATTGTTTGGGCTTCTCCACCTTGTACGTCTTACTCCAATTTACAGTCTTGTTGGTTGGGAAGAAAAAAGGGGAATGGTATTCTTTTCACAAAAGAAATTATGGAAAAAGATATGGATGAAGCTGATAAATTAATTTTAAAAACTTTTGAGATAATAAAATATTTTAATCCTTATTGGTGGTTTGTAGAAAATCCACAAACTGGAAAATTAAATAATAGAGAAATAATGAAAAATATTCCTTTTTATGATTGTGATTATTGTATGTTTAGCGATTGGGGTTATAAGAAAAGAACAAGAATTTGGACTAATAAAGAAGAATGGGCGACACGGTTATGTGATGGGAGCGGAGCTTGTGGGAATATGATTTTATCACAACATAAAAAAGTTTTAGGAAATGGCTATGAAATGATAGATGGTAAAAAAGTGTTATGTAATACAAAAGAAATGAGAATGAAACACAAAAAAAATGTGGCGAATGACGTTCATACAGTAGGAGAGAAAAAAAAGAAATATATACATAAATCATCGTGTGATGGTGGATATGATAAAAGGAAAGAGAAAGTTGAAGGACAAATTAACGCCGGTACAACTAAACTTGATAGATATAGAATCCCCGAAGATTTAATATTTAGTTTATTTTTGGATTAAAAAATAAATATTATATTATAATAATAAAATATGGAAAGACCACCACCAAAAGTTTTTAAAGTGAAAGACCCCGACCCCGATGATAAATTTGCTGATATTCACCCCCATCTTCCACAGCCCCCATCATTACTTTTAATTGTTGGCTCGGTAAAACAAGGCAAGTCAAATTTACTCGTTAATTTATTATGTAACCCCGATATGTATAAAGATAAATTTGATATTGTAAAAATTATTTCAAACACTTTGAATGCAGACCCAAAAGGTAAATTATTAAATAAATTTTTTGATTGTGAAGACCATTATAATGATGAGATGATAACAGATTTAATTGAGAGTCAAAAGAAATTAGAGGATTTTGAGAGACCATCCGTGGCGATGGTTCTTGATGATATTTTAACAAAAGATTTTAAAAAATCAAATGCTGTGTCATTTTTAGCGACAAGGTTTAGACATTACGGGATAGGTCTATTAGCATTTACTACACAATCATTTCGTGCTGTTAGTGGGTTAATTCGTAATAATGCGACGGATGTTGTTATTATGAAACAACAAAACGCGAAAGAATTAGAAAAATTAAATGAAGAATACGGTGATTTATTCCCAAACATATTTATGGAATTATATAATAAAGCTATCAACGACCAACCATATTCATTTTTATATTTAGATATGCAGACAAATCCGGCCACGGCTTACATTAGATTTGAAACAAAAATTGGAGAAGGTGATAAAAAATTATTTTGATTCTAAAATTATTTTATTTAATTAAATTAAATAATGTACGGCTCACAAATGAAACCACCACCAAAAACAAATAAAAAATTAACAGAAGCACAAGAGAAAAGATTAAAAAAACACTCGGCTCATCATACTAAAAAACATATGGCGATGATGAGAAAAGATATGATGGCGGGCTCAACTTTCAAATCGGCTCACGAACGGGCTCAAAAAAAAATAGGTAAATAAAAAATTATTAGGTAAATAAAAAATTATTTTAATTATTTTTTAATTTAATTAAATTATATATTATTAATATAAAATGGATTTATACGGAACGGGAGCTTCTATCGGTCAAGCAAATTCTCAAACGTCACTTGCGAGACAATTAAACAGAGATACAACTAATTTTAATAATACTATCGCGTCACAATTAGACGAGGCCAATTTAGAAGTTGATGAAGATAATTCGGCTAAATTACAAAAGAACATTTTATCAATTGGAACTGCTGGTGGGAAAGTTGTGTCTAAATTAGACCTCGCTAAGAACGCAAAAAAAGCACTTGGAGCCGGTAAAGAAGTCGCAACATCCCTTGGAGAAAGAATGGCGAAAGAAGCGGGACAAGAACGAGCCCCGGTGGCGGGGGCTGATATTGTTGATAGGCGTACATTCCAAACAGCCGCCGAAGGATTAGAAGAGGGGGCAGATAGTGTCGGTGACATATCAAGATTTGGTGTGGGGGCTGAATCACTTTTAAGGGGAGGACAAGCCGACATAGACGCTGGATTGATTGGAGTTGAGGCACCGAGCCAAGTAACAGTTGATGCGGCACGAGCGGATAGTGCCGCGGAAGCCGCGGGAACTGAACTATACACAGCAGAACAAACCACGGCTGATGTGGCGGGAGCTTCTGGTGAAGCGGCCGAAGGGGTTGCCGAGGTAGGCGGTTCGGTAGCCGCACGCAAGACGTTGGAGGAAGCCGCGGAGAAGGGAGGGGCGGCGGCACTCAAAGGGGCGGCAAAGACCGTTGGAAAATCCGCTGTCGCTGGAATTGGTGGGGCGATTGATGTTTTCCAAGATATTGACAGAGCATCAAAAGGAGCTTCTCTGGCTGATACATTCGGCTCAAATAATTATTCACGAGCTGGAAATATAATGAATATTGTTGGCTCGGGTTTAGAAGTCGCGGGGGTACTGACAGCTTGGACGGGGCCGCTTGGATTATCTATTGAGGCGGCGGGGGCTGGACTTGCTCTCGGCGGTGCGGCCTTAGAAACCTACGGTGATTTAGAAGAGACAGATGAAACCAAAGAAAAAACGGATGATGACATCACAAGTCAAAGAAGAGGTGAAGTAGCCTCGGCACAACAAGAAACGGCAACTGGAAGAACAGAATAATTTTTTTTTTAAAATTAAAATATTTTTTATTGTTTTTTATTTTTTTTTTTTATTATTTATTTTATATATTATAATTATAAAATGAGTTCTTATTGGTCGAATGATGAAAAAATTAAAGTTTCCCAAACCCAAGTTTCAGTCCCTTCCACCAACGGACAGAGCTACACCGGAACAGCGGGTCAAACCGGTCGTCGTGTAGATTTCGAAATTCCTCCCACAATAAAATTTTTAGATGGGAAAAATTCATATTTACAATTTGATGTTAAAGTGGCTATCCCAGCAACCGAAGTCCCAACTCGTCTCCACCTTGACCCATTTATCGGGGGTCAGTCAGTAGTGAAGAATTTGAGGATTTATTCTGGTTCTCGTGCCGTCCTCTTAGAGGAAATTACCGATTACAACGCAAAGGTTCAAATTCAGTATTCTTACAATCAAGATGAATCTATGAGAAAAATAAGAGCATTAAAAGAAGGCTCGCTCGTCACTAATGTTGAGAACCGAGGGACGCTTGGGACATCTGTTTCAAACAACATTGATTTACACACCAATCCATATTACAAACCCGTGGGAACTGTTCCACCGGCTCGCGACTGGGGTACAGCCGATGATTTCCTAACGGCCAAAGTTTCACTTCCAATCCATAGTGGCCTTTTCGCGGATGGAGACGGGCGTGTGTTCCCAACTTTACTGAGCGATGGTTTATTCATAGAAGTGGATTTAGAAGACCCCGCGAGATATTTAAAACAGCTTGATAGTGTAAATCGTAATCGTAGGATGCAGCAAAATCCGCTATTCCACGGTGTAAATGCTGGCGGCACTCAACTTTCAATTGACGACGGTGCGGATATAACCGAAATTTTCCTCGCTAAGGCCAATAATATGTTATCGGTAGCCAATTGTCCTTTTGTTAAGGGTGAGAAAATCGGCATTTGTTCCAAGATAAATCCGCTTGAAGAATGTTCCCTAACTGTTGCCGGAGCCCAAGCCTATCCCAAAATCACCAACATAGAGATGGACGGTTCGGGATTTATGAAACTAACCCTTGAAGCATTCCGTAACACCACGACGGGAGTTGGTAAAATCGCTACCTCAAATAATTTCATATTATTCTCGGCGGCAATAGACCAAAAACGAGTACAAAGCGACGATTTAACAACTGAGCTTATCCCCAAGAGAACCTCATATTCGGCGACCACATTAATTTCTAATGTTGAGCTTGTATGTCAGCAAGTTATGGTTGATGACCGATATGAGGCCGGAATGATGAAGAAGATGAGAGATGGTGGTTCAGTTGAAATTGATATTCCAAGCGTTACCAATTACAAGCACTCGTTAGTTAGTTCCAACAGAAACGCGACGATAAATCTTGCTGTATCCAATACGAGAGCTAAAAGTATGATTATTATGCCGACCGACGCGACGGTGTATGATTCAGCTGATTTAATCGGTGGATTATCAACAACATACGAGGAAGAAAGCACGGGAATGGATGGTCGCCTTCATTCTATCCGCTCGGGTCAAGTTGGAATCACCGACCATCTCAGCGATTACCAATTCCAGATAGATGATAAATTAGTACCATCTCGTCCAATTAACGTTTCAAAAATTGATAAAGGCCGTTCTATTTCGGCTCAGCCTCTGGTAGAATTAGAGAAGGCATTGAATCAAGCCGGTATCGTTCCCCGGTCATTTGTTGATTACAGCCGGAATTTCTTAATTTCTCGTGCTTATGCTCTCAACGATGGCGTATCAAATCTTAATAATAAATCTAATCAAGTTCAGCTATTTTATAATTCGAGCACGGTTGGCGGACAAGATAGACCACCAACTCGCAATAAGCTCCTCTATTGTTATTTATTCCATCTTCGCCGTATATCAATCAAAGGTGACAGCGTTACGGTTACTCTATAAATAATCAAAAAAACAATATTTTCTATGAATTTTTTTTTAAATTTTATTTTATTTATTTTATATTTTTAATATATAAATGAGCGTAACTAATAAATATCTATCTATTCAGCCATCAAATGTCCCAGCTTCTGGGAAAGTATCTTTTGCCCGTGGTAATCCAATTTTAACTGTAACCCTTGGTCGCCAAGAGGGGATGCTTGATTTAAGTTCAATTCGTCTTAACGGTCAGCTCAATATTTGGAGAGATGCCGCGGGTGAAAATCACCCAACCGCCGGCCAAGCGACTGAACTTCGCGGTTCTCATAAATTAGGAATTTACGCGGCCATAGACCAGCTTGTTTTTAGACACGCAGAGACAAAGCAAGTCGTGGAACACATAAGACATTATGGACGTTTTATGTCTTCTTATATGCCCGTAATGGCTGGTCTCCAAGATGTAACCGGTCATCTAAGTGAAAGTGCCTTAATATATCCAAATTATAATGCCTATCGCACAAGCGTCATCCGTAATGTACGAGGAAGTGATTTCTCAATCCCGCTCCCATCTGGCCTCACCCTCGGTGCTTCTAAGTTGCCCCTTTCAAAATTACCTCTGGAAATAGAAATTCATTTAGCACCGGATAGTCAGTTCTTTTATTCCAGTGATGGACTGACTAATAATATTTCCAACGCATTTTATGAATTATCAAATATTGAACTATCTTGCGAGGTAGCCTATGATGAACCGGCACCCGATAAAGGCATCTTCGCATTTAATTCCATCACCTCGTATTTCTCCACGTTAGAAAGCACAAATTCCATTATTAATTACAATTTAGGTTTGTCAAAAGTTCTTGGAGCATTTGTCAATTTTGTTCCCTCGAATTTCATCAATAATTTAGCCCAAGATGGATTCCTCACTTATATGCCGACCAAAGCACCGAATGCCGCGGGAACCGGTGATGGTAGTGTCGCAAGTGTTGATACGATTTCCTTTCTCCGCAACGGTCAGCGTTTCCCAGCTTCTTTTGAGGTTGATTCAGTACGCGGAGCACAGAATGAAACAACGGTCGCCGATAGTCAAATTATGAAAGGGTTTTTATCCTCTATAATTCCCGAAGCCCAGCACACCCGAACGACAGCCTCTCCTCTCACGGCCAACAGAAATTTCACCGGAAATCAAAACGCGATATCCGGCTATCGTTTCATTCCCGAGACTGGCGGTGTTTATGGTGTAGGTGTTCTTTATGATATGTTAGATAGTCAAGGAGTTGATTTTTCCAGTTCTCAATTTTCTATCCAGATGACGACGGGGCTTGATGATGGAAACCCTATCTCGGCTTATCTATTTATTAAATCAAAAGTTGTTATAGCTTGGGACGGTCAAATGGGAGTTCAAGTTATAACTTGAATTTATTTTCTATTAAATTTTTTATTATTTTTTATTTTTTATAATTTTTTATATTTAATTAATATAAATATAAAATGACTGATATGAAAAGTGACCCCGTAAGTGGCGGAGCCATTCCCGATTTACTCAAAGTTGGAGCTATTCCTTCCTCGTACGGACAGACATTAACGACTGATGTGATTGACCCCGTAACTTTTTCACAGAACCGAGTGCGATTCACTCTGTCTCGTGTTGCTGGCTTCCTTCATTCTAATTCCAAAATTACATTAGCCGTCACTCCCGTCACGAGCACGACTGCTTTTTATCCATTAAATATTGGTGTATCTAATTTGATTCAAACTGCTACTCTTTCTATTGGTAATAATGTCGTCTGCTCTATTGATGATTACACGCATTTCCATCAGTACCAATCCCTTTTTATTTCTAATGAAGACAATAAAGAACGCGAACAATTCCTCTCTCAGCGGTGTATTAATCACGGTTGTGTTTATGATAATTTCGGGGGGGGTGCTGACGCACAGACTCCCAATTCTGCTGAAAAAATCGGGATTGATATTGGACGCAATCCAATTGTTCCAGTTAATGGAACGGCTGGGGCTTTTAAATTATTCCCTCATATGCTTCACGATGCGGCCTCTGCGACGAGGATTAGTGAAGCCCCCGTTTATTCTGTTTATCTAAGCGACCTTTTCCCATTTCTCCGCGTCAATCAGCTCCCGATGTTTATGTTAAATGAGGAGGTTCATATTGATATCACTTTCACCCCCGTAACTTCGGCATTAAGTGGTGGTGCTCTGTCTCGTCGTATGTGTGTCGGTACGGCTGACAACGCAAATGATGCTGTTGAGTATCAAATCAATGAAAATGAAGTTAAATTAATTTATGATAGTATCACTTATGATGGAGCTATTATGGAACAATACCGTCAGCAGAATCCAAAATTAACTTTCTCATATGTTGATTATAGGCTCGCGAAGAGAACCGGAACAGTTATCCCGCCACCAGCCCTTGATGCGACAAATCCATTTGGAAATTTAACTTTTCCCCTCGGTGGAAATGGTCGTTTAGTCAATAAGGTTCTTTTTGCCTTGACACCGGCATCAAGTGCAGACCCGAAGTCTCTTCTCAATAATGTGGTCGCCCGAGATGTGCCGGTTGGTAATGATGTGTCGGTCAATCTATTATATAATGATTTATTTGAATTTAATGTTGATAGAAGCAACACGGCTCTTTTATTCCATACGACCCAGCACGCGGAAGGAAAAGTACCTATGGTGACGAGAGATGAATACCAGACGACGGGTGTATCGGCTTTGACCCCCGAGACTCTGGAAGGACGAGCCCAAAATTCTGTCGCTGGTCTTCGTGGTCTTATGAGATGGACGGCCATCAAGCCGAACAAGGGACAGCGTGTGAATAACAAGGGGATGGATTTAATTTATAAAGCACCCGGCCTTGGAGCTGATAGCTACACCCTCCGTGCCTATTTGGAATTAGTTAAAATCGCAACAGTTCAAGATGGTGTTTTTGATTGTTATTTTGCTTAGAAAAATAAAATATATTTTATTAATATAAAATGAATTGGTTAATAAATTTAATTTGGGATTATTTCCCATCTTGTAAAGATTGCAGAAAACACGAGGAAGAAAGGAAAGAAATATTAAAGATGATTGAGGATTTACTCAAAACACAAAATGAATGTTTAGAATATATGAAAAAATTAAAATCAAAATAAAATAATAAAAAGTGGTTGGGCTGGAAATCACTTTTTAAAATGAAAACACATTTATCTTTTTTTTTTATTTTTGGGATTCCAGCCCAACCACTTTTTAATTCTCTTTTTTTTAAGTTTATAATTTAAAATTATAATCTTTTATTATAATATAAATATGAAAATTAATAGCAAAGATTTAAAAGAAGATATAATGGAAGCTCGCCCCCAATTAAAAAATAATACTGTCAAACAGTATGTGAATAATTTAAATAAATTAAAAAAAATATTTGACGCGGATGATTATGATTTCTTAGATAAGCCGGAAAACGTAATGGATAAATTAAGTGACCTTCATTATTTATCTCAAAGGAATATGTTAAATTCAATTATTGTTTTATTATCAGCACTCAATCACGACAAAAAATATGATGATTTGATGGAAGAGTACGGAAAAAAACGTGACGAATTAAATGATAAATACAGCGACGAACAGAAAAGCGGAATCATTAGTGATAAACAATCAAAGAATTTCGCAACAATTGAGGATGTATTTGAGATGATAAATAAAATGAGTGATGATTTAAAATCAATAAAAAAGAAAAATAAAGATGATATTACAAAAAAAGAGAATCAACTTCTACAAGCCTTCACCCTTTTTAATATTTACGCGAGAATGCCGTTCCGTAACGATGTCGCGGGAATGGAAGCTATTAATCAGTCGGCTTATAAAAAATTAAGCGAACAAGAAAAGAAAGAGAACAATTATCTCGTAGTACCATCAAAAGGAAATTTATATTTTGTATTAAATAAATATAAAACCTCAAAAAAATATGAAGAATTAGATTTACCAATAGAAGATAAAGCATTAAGAAAAATATTAAGATATTATTTAAAAATCAACGGAATGGGAATTTTATTCAAGACATCAACGGGGAAGCCATTAACAAGGATTGAATTATCAAAAACTTTGATTAAATATTCTCAAAAATATATGAATAAATCAATATCAACGACATTGTTAAGAAAAATATATTTATCAAGTAAATATGGAAATATGAAAAAAGAATTGGAAAAGGATAACAAGGTGATGGGACATAGCAAAGAGGTCGCATTAAATACATACGTCAAGGAAGCCCAAGAATAATTTAATCTTGTTTAAATAATTTTGTTATATCAACCCCCGCATATTTTGCATCATTAACTTTTTTATTTTCTCCGTATTTCTGGATTAATCTTCCAGCCCCCATCATAGATTTAATTTTTTTTCTTTCTGTTGCGTCGCTTTTACCGCTCTGCTTGCTTTGATATTTAGCCAGAATTCCAACGGCTTTTGTATATGCTTTTTTTTGTTTTTCTTTATCTTGATTTTTATAAAAATTTCTTAAATCGGGATTTAAAACTTTTTTCCATAATTCAATAATTTCTTTTTCTTTTTTATCATCTTTTTTATCATCTTTTTTATCATCTTTTTTATCATCTTTTTTATCATCTTTCTTTTTTAGTTCATCGATTTTCTTCAATAATAATGGAGTCCATTTTTTCCATTTGTCATCAATGTTTGATATTCCACTGATTACATCTTGGGAGTTGGAAAAAAAATCATAAGAATCAAAAAAGGGGGACCCCCCTTTTCTTTTATCATTCTTTAATAGGTTTTTATTCGATACGAGAGTTTTTTTATATTTTTCCCAACCTTTTTTATTTTCATCTGGAACAATAACTGTGATATTTTTTGGATTAACTTTGGGTCGCCCGACTTTTTCTTTGGGTCTCACCTCGTCTTGCTTCTTGGCTGGATTTGATTTCTTTTTTGGTACAGCCACCGATTTTTTCATTCCTTTTTTAGATTTCTCCACGGCTTGCTTGGTGATGGCTCGCTGTTCCTTCTTTTTCTTTTCTTCTTTCTCGGCTTTTGCCTCGGCTATTTTTTGTTTTTGTAATGCTGATTTAGGTTTCGGCTTTGTGATTTCTTTTGCTTCTTCTAATGTTACTTTGGGTCGCCTCGGTCTGTCGTTTTTAGAATCCACAATTTTTTTCATTTTATGATTGACTTTATATCCTTTATCTTCTATTAATTTGATTAAGCCGTCTCTATCTGTTCCCTTGGGAATTTTGATTGAAACGAGAACATTATGAGCTCTTATAAGTTTCCTCAATTCCGCAGAAGTCATTTTATCATCTGTTTTTTTGGGCGGCATTATTCCTTTATAAGTATAAATATAAAAAAAAAAATATAATATAATTATATAAAAATGATTGTAGATAAATCCCATTCTAAAAAAGATATTATATTTTTATTTAAAAAACATAATGTTGAGATTCACAAGGAAAAAACAAAAGGTGAAATAGTAAATAAAATTGATGAATATATAAAAGATTTTAAATATGATGATAATATAAAAGATTTAACTGAATTAAAGAATTATTTAAAATTAAAATCGCCGAAGCAAAGGCCGACAACAGATGAGAAAAACATAATTATGTTTAGGTCAAAAAAGATTATTAAGTGGGCTAAGAATGATTACATATTAGATGGAACATATAAAAATTTAAATGAACCATATATGGATATGATGGAAATTTATAAATGGGGAGATTTATCAAGTGTTCGGCGAGCTTGTAAATTATATAATAAATCACCTCAAAAAATAAATCATATTAATCCAATAATGACAGATGAAGTCAAAGAACAAATTAAACAAAATAAAATTATTAAGAAAACGACAGAATATAAAATGACAATTAGAAGGGCAACAGTAGAAAATCCAATTATAATTAATTTTGATTAATCAAAAAGTGGTTGGGCTGGAAATGACTTTTTAAAATTAAAACACAATCATCCTTTTATTTTTATTTTTGATTTCCAGCCCAACCACTTTTTTGCGTTATATATTTCAAATTAATATATTTATTATAAGTATAATAATGAATTATCAAGAATTAAAAAATAAAGATTTAAGATTTGGAAATTTAAGTGAAGCCGAAATCCATTCAAAATTAGAATCTATTTTTGGTACATTAAAAAACACAAGTGAAAATNNNGAGATGGGAAAATATTATGAATTCGATAAATATAATGATAATTTTATGATTGAAATTAAGACAAGAAAAATTAATCACAATCAATATCCAACATTAATTTTTGGAGAGAATAAATTAATCAAGGGTGATGAAATATTAAAGAATAATCCAAATATGAGAATTTTTTATTTATGGCGATGTAATGATGGAATTTATGGATGGGAACATAGGAAAACAGAATTTTCAGTTTGTGAAATGGGGCGATATGATAGGGGGAGAGCAGAGATTCATTATTGTGTAAATGTAAAGACACAAGATATGAATCAATTAAATAATTTATTATAATTTATATTTTTTTATAATATAAATTAAATATGGTTGAGAAAGTAAAAATAAGTTATCAAGGAAAGAAAAAAACAGTTCCTAAAAAATATATAGGTACATTAAAAGGAAAAGAAAAAAAAGAACAAGTGAAAAGCATAATTGAGGGAACGGATAGGCCGAAGACATCGGCCAAGCCGAGAACCTCAACTTGGACTGTTAAATTCTCAAAAGAATATGGTGAGAAATTAGACAAGATGAAAGGAGGTAGAAGTAAAAAGAACATAGCCAAAATCACGGGCATCCCATTCAAAGCTATTGATGAAGTTTATCAGAAAGGAGAAGGGGCTTATAAATCATCGGGGTCAAGACCTAATCAATCGGCGGCAAGTTGGGCTCGTGGCCGGTTGTACGGCTACA